CCTGGGCTATCTTGATACACTGGTAGCCGACGTTGAATCCGAGATGGCCGCAGCCAAGGCGTCCGCTACGGCGGCGGGCGATATCGTGACAGCCCAGTTGGCTGATTACCTCGTCAAACTGGCCACGCTTGAAGCAATCTACGACACGCACGAAGCCGTAGCCGAAGCGTTCCTGACCGGCCTGGGCACCACGGAACTGGCCCGCATCAACGAGCAATTCGACAACCTGCTGGCCCGTACCAGCCAGGATCTGGTGAACCGTGGCCTGTACTCCAGTGCCGTTTACACGCAGATGCAGGTCCGCGTCGAGCGGGAGCGAAACGAGGCCATCGCCAAGCTCAACGACCAGCTCAACCGGGAGAAGTTGGACAACGAGCACAAGCTGTACGAACAAGAAATGCAGGTCAAGGGCATGGTGCTGGACGGCAAACTAAAGAATGCCGCCATGCAGCACCAGCAGGGCCAGTTTCTGGTGGACGTACGCACCAAGTGCGCCCTGACGGTCATGCAGTCGAGGATTCAGCGCGCACAGGGCCGGATGGAAGTCCGCGACAAGGAAAATACCCTGATGGCGTACCAGCTCGACACGCGCAACGACCTGATCGTCGGGCTGTTCGGATTCATGGAACGCAGGGAGGACGTGGGACCGAAGATCGAAGATATGACCCGGCTGATCGTGGGGCTTGGGGACAGCGGCGGTGGTTGGTTAAGCCCCGATTAGGAATGTTCACATGTCTTTCCGCAAGCGCAAAACCGCTGCTCCCTTCTTTCGGCTGCCCAGTCCGACTGACCCTATTTCGGGCAAGTCGAACTACCTCTACCCACCGCTGAAGCAATGCACCCGCTTCACGCTGCTTGAGGCCCTCACGACTGCGGACGAGTACGCAGAGGCCGAGATCACGAACGAGGATCAGTGGGGGCAGAACCCGATCTTCCACCCACCCGAGATCCATATCTACGTCCACAACCAGTTGTCTGACAACAACCAGGATTATCTCTTTTCTGGTGATGTTGACGACGTTGGTCTGGCTCTGCACGATTACGAGAACCACTGGCGCATCATCTGGATGCCGCCGGAACTGGTCACTACCCAGTTGTGGTATCTCGGCAAGACAACGGGGGCCATCGCTGCTGGTGGTAGTGGTACGGCAGAGATGTACACGTCCGGCTGGACCGCCAGTGGCACGACGTTCACCGTGCTCAACCCGCACGACATCGAGCTGCCGAGCGGGCTGAAGATCCGCTGGACCAACGCTTACTACGGCTGGCCGAGCTGGATTGCAGAACCCTGGCAGTGGACGGAGTGCCCGCCCGACGGGTATTAATAATGGCCGTTGGAATCCATGCCAAAGAAGGGGAGATTCAGTTCTGGGGGACGAGCCAGAACCCTGGCACCTGGGTGGGTTCCGCCTTCCACGAGGACTGCTGCCCGTGCGATTGTTGGATCTTCGAGGACACCTTCGCGCGTGAAGACAGCACCAGCCTGGGCGACGACTGGAACGAGGTCGCTGGCGACTGGGGCATTGAAGATGAGGAACTGGTCGAGGAGTACGACGAAGAAACCGGCACGTCGGGTGCCCAACTCTTCTGTACTCGTTCCGTACCAGCCGCCTCTGCCGGTGAGATGTTCATTGAGGTCGAGGTGCCCGTAGCGTCCATTGAGGACGGTGACGAGTATTTCATCTGGCCGTGCTGCATCAGCGACTCGAAGGCGGGCGACATCCAGGTCAAGTTCAGTTGGGACGAAACCGCCAATCAGTGGACGACCACGATCACGGGCGGCAACGGCGGCGACTCCGCCATCTACACCACTGCTGCAACGGGCACGCCCATCAACATCGTGTTTAAGGTGTGCGCAGACCACGAGCTGAGCCTGACCAAGGCGTGGATCTCTCCCACGGTCAACGAGTACGCTGCGTGGGACGACGCGGACCCTGGTACGGGCCAATACTGCGCCATCGGGCACGAGAACACCGGGCACCAGAATCGGTTCGACAACTTCTCCGTGGAGGAGCTGCGCAACGGTAGCGAGATTTGCCGCAGCTGCTTCTGCGTGTGCGAGGAGTTTGCGATGCCCACGACGCTGACGGCCACGATAGTGAACGCGACCTATCGGGCGGCGTGCTTGGAGGGCGAAAGCTGGGAGATGGAAGCGGTACTGGGGCCGCAGGAGGTCATGTGGGAGGGCGGACTGGAGAAGTCCACGGGCTACGCAACAGAGGAACTGAACTTTCGGTTGACGTGCGGCAATGGCCCGCCCTCTTCGTTCAGCTTGATTCCATTAGAGCCGCTGGACCGTTGCCACAATACGAACGTACAGAAGTCGGCCGACGCGGAGCTGTCCATGTGCGTCCCGCTACAACTGTACTTCGGGCCATATACGCTAGGGTTTTCCCAGGACTGCGAGCTGTGCTACAAGAAGAACGAGCCGGGCTGCACGGGCGAACCGCCGATCTCGGAAAATTGCAGCGGCGAGTATTGGATTTTGATAACCATCTGAGGCACTATGACCGGATGCGTGTGTAAAGGCCCTGGATACTGCCAGAAGCACAACGTCAACAAGACGCAGCGCTGGTTCGAGCTATGCCAGACGGATGCGAAATACTTTGCAGCATGGGAAGCGGGTCGTGGGCCAGGACAAGGTTTGGCAGAACTAACGCCGGTTCATCTTATGAGAGATCGAGTGCGGTTCGTAAAGTGTCACGAATTAGCAGCTGCGGCAGTTCAGTTGGCTTCACGATTACCAGACAATGTGTCACGCATCGTAGCTATTCCCCGCAGCGGACTAATTCCAGCCAGCATTATTGCTACATTACTACATCTTCCGCTGTATGTTTTGAGGCAAGACGGGGAGATACCTTTAGGTGGTGGGTCTCGCACAGGTTGGGGTGCGCTTCAGCCGAGAACAGGCATTCCTGCCTACATCGACGATACCATGCACGGTGGCTATACATTCAGGCGTTATCTATCGAGTGGCATGATTGCGCCCAATGCTGCATTGGCGGTGTGTTATATCCGCAAAAATCTGTCGCTTCCCGTGCTGTATTCTGAGGTATTGCCGTACCCTCACCTACTGGAGTGGAATATTTTCAATGCACCATGGATTCATGCGTGGGGTGTGGATATGGATGGCGTTGTCTGTAAAAACCCTCCTTACCAACATCAGCCATTGTATCCCATCCACAATGACCGCTGTCAGGCCATTATTACAGCTCGCCCAGAATCCGAGCGAGCAACTACTGTTGCGTGGCTGGAGAAATGGCGCATGCAATACAATCGACTAATCATGTGGTCTGGATCAGAGCATGATCGCTGGAACCCAGACAAGGTGGCCACCTGGAAGGCGCGGATATGCCACCGCATCGAATGCGTGACATTCATCGAGTCGGAACCTGACATTGCTGTTCGCATGAGAAGGTACGGCATCAAGGTGTTGTGCCCAAGTCAGGGTTATATGGAATAATGGTCATCATACCCAGTAAGAAGTTGATCTTTATCCACATGCCACGCACTGGCGGCACGTCTCTCAGTCTGGCTTTGACAGCAAGATTTACAGATGCCTTATGGGATAATCGTCTGAGCTTTCCGCCGGACATTCCGGCGGGTATGCACTGCTCAGCCAGATTGGCAATGGAGCAATATCCCGGCTACCAGACATTTACCATACTGCGTGACCCCGTGGGTGTTTTCAGGTCTCATTATGGATGGCTACAAAGATGGTCGCAGGCCAGTGCAGATGATCCGGGTATCCAGGAATGGCCCGCTTGGTTTGCGGATTGGGTGTATCGCACAGCTCAATTGTCGTTTGAGCAAGTTGTACAAGACGCAATGAAATTACGGCTGCTTTGCAACCCAGGAGGCTTCTTGCAGACCTACTGTCACGAGTCCACACAGGTGTTTCGCTATAGCGACTGTGTACATCAAGAAATTGCGACCTGGTTGGATGTAGAGTTGCCAGATATCACGGAGAATAAGTCCTTCCAGAAGCCCGTGGCACGTCAGCCTGAGTTAATGGCTATCCGGCAGTATTGTCACGCTGATTATATGCAGTTAGCAGCCACTGCTGGTTGCGTATGTGAACAACCCGGCTGGTGCGAGCGGCACCAATGCCACAAGACGCCGCACTGGCACCGGCTGTGCCAGACGCGGCCGGACTACTATGCGATGTGGGAAGCGGGGCGTGGGCCGGGGCAGGTGGTTCCGCAGCCGAAGATGGGCTTGGGCGACTACGTGGAAAAGGTATTGAGCAGCGTAGGGATTACAGAGCAGCGGGTGACGAAGCTCTTGGGTAAGCCGTGCGGGTGCGGAAAGCGGAAACAGAAGCTAAACAAACTAGGCCGCAAGATCGGCATTGGCTAAGAGGGGACTGCGATGGGAATCCGTATTGATTATCAACCTATAGGGGCGGCTGGGTTAGCGGCTTACGCGACGGGCGTGGGGACTGCGAAGGGTCGCCGTCGCCGGGAATTGTTGGAGCAGCAGATACAGCACAATCGACTGCTGTGGGGCGCGCAGGAACGCGAGGCAGACCGGAAGTTGGCTTGGGAGAACCGGGAGGCCGACCGCGTTGATCGCCGGGCGATGTTTGAAGAGGGTCTGCTGCGGGACGTGGAGCGGGACAAACTGCGGGCCGATGAGCGCATGGAAGACCTGCGGTGGCGTGGCGAGACGCGGATGCGGGACATTGCCAGGGACGAGGCCACCACGGCGTGGCGGGGGCTGGATGCTGGTACGCACGAATGGACCGACCGGCACGACAAGGAGTGGACCTCGCTGCAAGCGGAGATCGACTCGATTCGCGGCAAGGGGATGACCAGCCGTGGCGAGCCGCTGGCCCCGGAGGACCAGGAGCGGGCGATTGTCCAGTTGCAGGAGCAGCAGAACAAGATTCTGCCGTCACCTCGGCCGCCGATGGTAGGTCCGGCTCTGGCTGAGCGAGTGGAGTCGTCGATCTACACCGACCCGAAGACTGGCAAGCGTTACCAGGAGGTGCCGGGCAAGGGCATCGTCGAGATGGAGGACAAGACGGCGACGGCGGCGGCCACGCAGGCGCAGAAGGACCAGCAGAAGATGCTGGACGATGTCAACAAGATGATGGCCGAGACGGTGACGGAGAAGGATGGCGAGAACATGGTGGTGAAGCAGAAGTACGAGACCGTGGAGGAGGCAGTCAAGGCGTTGGAGGAGCGTCGTGCGGCTGTCGAGAAATACTTTCAGCCTCCGGCGGCTGGCGCGCCCACCAGCGGCGAGGCGGCACCAGCGGCCCCGGTAGAGGCTGGTGGTAAGGTTGGTACGGCTGGCTACGCCGAGCAGCCGGGCATGACCGGCAGCCCGCGCGCGGCGGTCCCGGTAACGCCGACGCCTGTGGCAGCGGCAGAGGCACCCGGCGCAGCGGCACCCACGGTTGTCAACGCACCGAGTCCTCGTGCGGCGGAGTTGGCGACTCAGTATCTGCCGCGTGCCAGTACGCCGGAAGAAGCTACCAAACTGCCGTCCGGTACGCTATTCATCGACGACAAAGGTGTCATAAGGCAGGTGCCATGAGCGATAAGTGGGATGGCTTTACAGCTTTGAGTGACGCACCAGAGACTGCCACCGCCTGGGATAAGTTCCCCCAGGCGAACAAGCGGCAGGTCGAAATGGGAATCCAGAAGCAGGTGGCGCTGGAGTATGCGCGCAAGTCGCTGGCGGAATCCTACTTCCCCTCCACCAAGGCTGCGTTTCTGGGGCTGGGCACCACGGTGGCGTCCATGGTCAATCGCTTGACTGGCGACGACCTGGATGCCGACTCTTACAACGTCATCGGGGATGCGATTCGGCAAGCGGCTTCGGAGCAGGACGAAGAACGGACCATGCCTGCGATTCTGCATCGTGGCTATCGAGGTTCCATCGAGACGGTCCCGCTTGGCTTGGCTGCCATGGGCACGGCGGGCGTGGCAGGTGCCGGTACGGGGTTGGTGGCTGCCTCGTCCATCGGAGCCGCTGCGACCACGGAGATGAACCAGGCGTTGACCCAGGGGCGTGAGGCAGGTGCCACGGGTAAGCGGCTGGCAGCCTACACCCTGACGCGCGGGGCCATTGAGGGAGCCGTGGCTGGCACGTTCCAGCGCCTGGGACTTGGTGGTATGGAGACTCACTTTGCCCAGGCTGGCAAGATTGCCGGGCAAGGGATCACTGAGGGTCTGAAGCGGCTGGGCATCGCTGCGATGCAGGAGTTGCCGGAGGAGATCATTACCGAGGTTGGGCACCAGATAGCAGAGAAGGTCTACGGGATTGACAACGAAGACTTGCTGCCGCAGTTGCCGCAAGTGATCGGTGACACGGTGGTGCAGACGGTCATGGCGATGGGTGCCATGCAGGCGATTCCGGTAGGCATTGGTGCCGTGAATAAGCGGGGGCGCAAGGCAGAGACGCAGGCTGCTGACGAGGAGTACGGCCAGCGTGTCGAGGACGCCGTGGCCCGTCAGCGTGCGGCCATCAACGAGCCGCCGCCCGTGGAGCGGTCGGTGCCGCAGCCGGTCATCGACTCATTGGCAGCGCAGCGGAAGGCGGCTGAGTGGGTGAAGTCTCACCCGAAAGGCGATACACCGAGCAGGAAAGAATTCATAGAGATCGGTTTCACTGAGCGTCTGCCAGGACCAAAGCGGAAGGAAGCGGTGGAGGCGGCGGCGGAGGAGTACGCGGTCAACGAGGAGTCGGTGGTCGAGGAGGAGACGAAGCTGGCGGCGATGCAGGAGCAGGAGGCTGCCCCCGCCCCCGATCTGCCGTCCTTCGCGGCGGCCATCAACGAGATTGCGGCAGCGTCTACCGAGGGGCGGTTCGGGGACAACAAGGTATTCATTGCCAAGCTGTGGGAGGACTTCCAGCAGCGGCCCGAGGGGCAGGGTGTCACGCGGGAGCAGTTCGATGCCATGCTGGTGGACGCCAACCGGGAGGACTTGCTGACGCTTAGCCGCGCGGACTTGGTGAGCGGGATGGACGCTGGCACGGTGGCGGCGTCGGAGGTGGTGGGACCGGGTGACGCCACGCACCACTTCGTGCGGACTGACAGGCCGGGGAAGGCGGCGAAGGCAGCGGCCCCCGCTCCCGCCCCGGCGGCACCCGTAGCGGCGTGGAGTGGTGATGCACCAGTAGTAGACAATGTTTGGAAACGGAACACGTCTCGGTATTTACAGGAGGGTGTGGAACCAACCGGATTGTCTGATGTTCGACAATTGCCAATCGAGTCAGTGGTTAGCCCAGAGCATGACTATGCCAGTCCAGACATACTGGCCACCATGAAGAATAACCCAGGCACGCTTCCTCCGATTATTGTAGAGGAAACAGCAAGTGGCCAATTCGAGATAGCAGATGGCGGTGGACGCTACGCCGCAGCAAAGCAACTTGGGATGGCCACTGTGCCAGTACGAGTGGTGTCATATGCTCCTGCTCCCGCTGCGCCGCCGAAGAAGAGTCGCGGGCGGAAGGCGACCCCCTACGATGCGCAGGCCAAGCACCGCGAGCTGCTGGACAAGGTTGACTCCCTGCAAACCACCACGGCCGACATTGACGCACACATCAGTGCGGTGAAGGCCATGCCCGCGGCAGAGCGGACGGCGTTTCTCGGAGAAGTCGTGGCGGGCAAGAAGGATGCGTTGAGGCGATACCGGGACATGCTGGTGGCGCAGTTGGACATGGCCACGAAAGCCACAGCGATTCGGAAGCCAGCCCCCGCAGCGCCGGTGGAGCAGCCTGTGGCGGCTGCACCTACCCCCGCCTCGCAGGAGCGCGAGCAGCGCATCCTCGACAACCTGCACCTCGTCGGACCCATTGCGGGTAAGCTGGCCCGCACCAACCGCCACATAGACATCGACGACCTGACCAGCGTCGGCAATGAGGCGCTGATCGAGGCGGTCGATGCGTTTGACCCGGCCAAGGGCGAGAAGTTCGAGCACTACGCGCGCACCGCCATCCGCAACCGCATGCTGACCTACGTCGGCAAGGAGTCGCGGCAGCCCAAGCAGATGACCGAGGACACGCCGGAGCCGGTGGCGAGGGCGGAGGCCAGTACGCTGGAGCGCGGCGAGGTGGTCAGCCGGGTAAGAGAAGCTGTCGGCAAGTTGCCGGTGGACAAGCAGCGGCTCATCATGTCCCGGTTCCGTTCGGGACACAAAGCTACGCTGCAACAACTGGCCGACGAAGCGGGGGTGTCACCGCAGGCCATCGCCGGGAAGGAAAAGCAGATCATGCTGATCCTGCGGCGGAACATTGATAAAGATTTGGCCATGCAGGCGCTGCCAGCCAGCGGGACCACGGGTTCTGCGGACCTGGCGGGGATGCCGGTCGAGATGCAGGGAACGGGCGAGCGCATCGGGGCACGGCAGGTGATGGAGCACCTGGAGAACATCTTCAAGATTCCGATTCGTGCCGGTCGCCTGCGTGGCAAGGGGCTGCGTGGCGTCTACAAGATGCTGTGGGAGAACGTGCGGGTCAAGGGTGAGGAATCAGCCTCCCTGGACGTGGCGACCCACGAACTGGCCCACGGGTTCGACAAGCGGTCGGATGTGCTCAGCGGTGCCGGAGTCGCGCTCCGCAACGAGGTGGCGTCCCTGGACTACGACTTCCCCAACCAGATGCGGCCGGAGGAAGGGTTTGCCGAATACGTGCGGGGCTACCTGACGGGCGAAATTGACGTGGCTACCGCCTCGCCGCAGTTTCACGCCCACTTCGAGCAGTGGCTGGGCAGCCATCCGCTGTGGCAGAACCGCATCAACGAGTCCAAGCAGTGGCTTGACCGCTGGCGAGCTGCTGGCGCGCAGGGACGGGTGGCGGGCCAGATCTCCATCACCGGCAAGCCGACGCCGCTGCCGATGCGGGACCAGGCCCCCTACATGCTGCACCGGGCCTATCAGGCGATGAAGGACCAGTTCCACTTCGGTCATCGGTTCGAGAAGGAACTGCGGTCGCGTGGGTATCGGCCCGACCCCGGCATGTCGTTCATGGACCGGGCGGTGGCATGGAACCAGAGCGCCACGACCCTGGCCAATACCGCCTTGGAAAGCGGGGTCTTTACCTTCGACGACCAAGGAAACGTCAAGCGGATTGGCGATTCGCTGTGGAAGGCGCTGGAGCCGATCAGCAACGAGGAGTATCTGCCGTGGGTGACCTGGGCTTACGCCAGGCACGCGCTGGAGTCGTGGGCCGCCGGGAAGAACCCCGGCATCACCAAAGACGACGCGCAGCATGTGTTCAATGCTGGCCAGCACAATCGGCACTGGGCCAAAGCGGCCGACGCGCTCACGAAGTTCAATAACGATCTGGTGCAGGTGATGGTGGACACGGGCCGCATCTCACCGGAAACCGGCAAGATGATAACGGATGCGTACCAGACCTACCTGCCCTTGTTCCGGGTCGTGCCGAAACACCAGACAGGCAAAGGCAGTGTGGGTGGCGTGCAGATGGTGGACTTGGCTCAGCCGTTCAAGCGGCGCAAGGGCAGTGGCTATCAGATTCTCGACCCCGTGCAATCCACGGTACGGCAAGCCATGCACGTATACCAGATGGCTAGTGCGCAGGTCGTGACCAACGAAATGATCGAGGCGGCGGAACTGCATGGAGCCAACGGCTGGATTGAGCGACTGCCGCCCAACATGCAGAAGACGACGGCTTCGCTGGACGAAATCTGGCATTCCATGAAGGAGAGTCTGGAGTCGATGGGTATGGACCCGTTGGCGATTGAGCAGATGGAAGCCGACATGGATGCGGAGACAAAGAACAAGTGGCGGTCGGACCTCATCAACTTGTATCGTCCCAACTTCTTTGAGCGGGGTGGCGACCCGGTGGTGCGGGTGTACCGGGACGGTCAGCCCACGCTCTACTACGTCAACGACGACCTCTACAAAACCGTGACCGGCATGGGCATCTACCAATTGCCCAAGTTTGTGGATGCCACGTTGGGTGCCATGACGCGCATGATTCGTCTGGGTGCCACGGGCCTGAACCCGACGTTTGTGTTCCGAAACTTCATGCGTGACATGCCGACGTACCTGATGCAGCGCGACTACGGCGGCGTGGCCGATCCCATGCAGTGGGTGGCGACCTACGCTTACAGTGAGTTTCAGCGGCGTATCAAGGGACACACCGAAGACCCGTTTGTGAAACTGTATCGGCAGTACGGCGGCATGTTGTCGAGCGTACTGGCCCAGGACCGGCCCAGCGTGCGCCGGGCGGTTAAGTCTGCCGTCTCAGGCAAGCAGAAGTTCGGGTTCATTGAAACCGCGATGGATGTGATGCAGGTCACCGAAGCGGGTCCGCGCTTGGCTGAGTTTGTGGGTGTGTGGAAGAAGCACGGGTACACCAAGGACCAAGTGCGGCAGATGGTCAACAGCGGCGACATTGACGGCAAGGTGCTGGTGGAAGCCTTGAATGCCGCGCACGAAGTCACCGTCGATTTCCGCCGGATGGGCACCGTGGGACGTATCGTCAATCGGTTGGTTCCGTTCTGGAACGCACGCCTGGAGGGGTTGGACAAAACCGTGCGCACCTTCAAGGACCATCCGGGCCGCACGTTTGCCCGCTGGATGGCCTACGGTGCCATTCCTTCGATTCTGTATTGGCTGTGGCACAAGGACGAGGACTGGTATCAGGAGCGAGAGTCGTGGCTGGACGGGTACTTCGTGTTCACCGATGAATCAGGGAAGCCGATTGCCCGCATCCCACGTGGTCATGAAGCGGCGCAGTTGGGAGCGGGTGTCGAGTCCATTCTGGATTCCCTGTACCGGCGCGACCCGGAGTCCATGAACCGCTGGGCAGCTCAGTTCATTAACAATGCCCGTCCCGAGTTGAACGTGGCGGGCGTCAGCACGGCGTGGCAGATCGCCCGCAACAAAGACGTGTTCGGCAGGCCGATTGTGCCACTGGGCAAGCAGGGTCTGCAACCAGCCGATCAGGCCAAGGAATACAACACACATCTGGCTAAGGCGATTGGAAAGTGGCTGAATGTGTCGCCAGCCAAGTTGGAATACGCCATCGACTCCGCAACGGGCGGCATGTACCGCCGGGCCGCGCCGCTGGTGCATTCGGCGGTGTCGCTCGATCCGCTGTCCCCGGCCGACATTCCCGTTGTGCAGGGGTTCGTATTGCGACAGGAGCAGCCGCGCAGCGTCAACGAGTTTTATGTGGAGGCGGATCGGGTACGGCGGGCGTATGCCAGCAGCAGACTTCCGGGCCGCGAGTCGAGTCCCGAGTTGCAGGATGAGAACTACCGGCTGGAGCGGATTGCCGACATGCTGTCCGATCTGCGCAAGCTGAACGACGGCGTGGAGGACCGGAACGAACGGTGGAAGGTGCAGCAGTACATGGTGGGTCTGGCGCGTAATTACATTGGGCGACCGCCTTTGGAGAGGTATCCCGATCCGCTGAAAACGGATGACTTGCCGCCGGAAGTCAAGCAGGTGATGCAGGACCACATCGGCCGGTTGGCGACGACGGCGGCCAGTGTGGTGGACCCGGCCAAGTCCAGCTCCGACAAGGTGGAGCAGATGCAGCGTGCGCAGCGGGCGCTGCTGGAGATTGGCGTGTCGCAGTCGCGGGCGGTGGAGTCGCTGACGCAGCGGCTGCTGCAGCGCGGCTTCAAGCCTGCCACGGTGCAGGACTGGCAGAAGCGGCTGATTATGGCGTGGCCCAGCGGCGACTGACCGCGTCACAGCGGCGGCAGCGGCGGCACGGCGAGCTGGCTGCGGTCCAGATACCAGGTCTCCGTGGTGCTGCGGTGCGTGTGGCCGAGCAGCAGCGTGGCGCTGCCCGGCTCCGCCCGCTCGCAGGCGGTGGCGGCTGCCCGGCGGAGCCACTTGAACGTGCCGGGCCGGATACCAGCCGCAGCCACCACCCTCCGCATGTGCCTGTAGAACGCCTCCCGCCTGCCCCACAGCGGCCAGATGCGGCTGCCGGGCGGCTGGCCTGCGGTGAGCTTCTCCACGGCTACCAGCGTCACCGGCCGCAGCCGGACAGCCACGGTTCGGCCCGTCTTGGCCTGCACGAGTTGCAACACCTCGCCGCTGAGCTGCCCCACCCGGCGGTCGAGCAGATCGCCCAGCCGCAAGCCGGTGTCGTAGCCAGCCCGCACCAAGCTGCTGGTCCACAGCGACCGCACAGGCCACGCCTCCGCCGTCAGGATGAGCTGTTTGACTTCCTGGATCGTCCACGCCTCCGGGCACACCTGGAGCCGGCGTAGGCGTTGCAGCGGTGGTATCGGCGGTGCCAGCCCGTCCAGCCAGGCAGCCCGCCAGATGACCAGCAGGCTGATCCGCCGCTGCCGCACCGTCCACGGCGAGCGGCCGTTGTCCCGCAGCCAGCGTAGCCAGGCGGTGAGGTGGTCGGCGGTAAGGGCTGCCAGGTCCAGATCGCCGTGGAGGTGGCGGAACGACTCGACTACCCAGTGGTAGTGCTCGGCGGTGCTGGTGCGCACGTCGCGGGTGGAGGTGTAGCGGTGAAGGTAGTCGTGGAGCAGCACGGCTAGATCCCCGAAGTAGTGTCGGGGAAACGTAGCTTATGGTGCAGCCTCGTGCTGGCAATTTATGCCGGTGCTGCCCGCGCCGCTGTATTCAAAATCCAGTGTCCGTTAAGGACATGAGGGTTCGAGTCCCTCCTCTGGTACTGGCCGTCGTCCATTTTGTGTCTGGACGACCTACTTACATTGATGTAAATTGGGAGCCATGTCAACGATGCCAGTCCAAAATAACTCGCCGATGTTCACCGTCGAGGAGGCTGCGGAAGCCCTGGGCTGCACGGGTGCCCGCATCCGGCAGATGCTGCTGGACAAGGAAATGAAGGGGAAGAAGCTGAACGAGGACAAGGATCGGTCGGCGTGGCTGATCCCGCAGGAGGAGGTGAAGCGGGCGGCGAAGGCAGCCCGGCGGAAGGGCGGTCGGCCCCGGATCGGCGACTGAGCGAACGAGCGGCCGGAATTTTTTCCGGCCTTCTCTTGACACGCCTATTTACATTCTTGTAAATTGCTGCACGTGTGATTCACTCAATTACAACACATGGAGAACGAGAGATGGCCAAGACGTTGACATGGGAAGAAATCGACAAAGATTGGGCGGGGCTACAGAAGCGGCACCGCATGGAGATTGCCCAAGCAGTGGTGCGGTACTGTGTCGGCCACAAAATCAACGAGGTTGCTGAGCACTTAGGGTTTTCTGACAAATGGATTTCACAGCAACTTAGTTATGCAGGAATTGGGGCGGCAATTGGTGATGGGGGTGGAAAACTTTTCACCCCCCCAGGCAAGTCTGGTGACAAGGGCGTTAACCATGCTGTGTCCCGATTGGTAAGCGAGTATTCGCCTGACGTGCAGGTCAAGCTGACGGATGATGGACACGGTAATCAGTCCGTTGCAAAAATCGAAGGCGAAGACGCCGAAGAGTTCGAGCCGTATCTTGAGCATTACCTCGAACAAGGCCACGAGCCTGCGGCTGCCACTCGCCTTGCCAAAGCGGAGTGGGCAGCTGAAGCCGCTATTGATGCGGGCGTCATCAAGGAGTCCACGAACAAGCGCAACGAGAAGGTCAACCAGATTCTTTTCCCCACCGACGACAAAGAAAACTGCTCGATGTATTGGCCGCTGTTGACGAGTGCAATGCTGAGATTGAGACAGAAGCCCCAGTCGGCAGGTGATGCCTGATGGCAACGGCAGGTGCCGCGAATCACCACAGCACCCGGCTGTGTCCTGCCGACCGGGTATTCAAACATACCACACACATGGAGTCTCCGGGCATGGAGGCTGATGCGTTGCGCACGCTCACATTCGGTTCGCTGTTCGCCGGCATTGGTGGGCTAGATCTGGGGCTGGAGCGGGCCGGCATGGTCTGTAGATGGCAGGTGGAAAATGACCCGTACGCACAGAAGGTGCTTGCAAAGCACTGGCCACACATTACGCGATATGAGGATGTGAGGGACTTTCCTGCCAGTTCAACAGAACGTGTGGACATTATTGCTGGCGGGTTCCCGTGCCAGGACGTTTCTCATGCAGGTAAACGGAAGGGGTTAAGCGGCGAGCGTTCAGGACTCTTTTTTGAAATGATGCGTGTTGTTCGTGTATTACGTCCATCATATGTGGTGATCGAAAATGTATCAGGGCTTCTTACCGATTTCGGACTTGCTACCGTGCTTGGCGACCTTAACTCGCTCGGGTTTGATGCGGAGTGGACGAGTTTACTCGCGTCCGACTTCGGGCTGCCACACAAGCGTCAGCGAACATTTATTGTTGCCTACACCAACGGCCAGCATGGGGCAGCGAGGGTGGGGACTGAGCCTGACTGGTCGCAAACGATATTCGGCAAAGGTCTGGGAAAATGCGATGTCATTCGGATACAAGCCCCCGATCCAACTCTTAGAGGAGATCATGGGCTTTCCCAGAGATTTTACCGACATCGGGGACGAGCTGTCGGAAACGCTGTAGCCGTGCCAGTTGCGGAATACATCGGTAGGCAAATCGTTAAATTCCATAAAGCGACTGGCGAAACCGTAGCACCGGAATCGCCAGTCTAATCAACACCCTAATAGGAGGGCGATGATGTTTTGGACTACGCACGACATGCAACGGCTTTTATTCGATGAGTCGATTGATGTCAATGGCGAAACGTGCATTCGTCGGCTGGTGCGATTTTTTATTGAACAGGGCAGTGATGCAGATTTTGCCAGGTGGCAGGCGTTGCTAACGCAGCCAGCCAGTCAGAACTTATTCATACCGCAATGGAAGGCTATGGGCTGGACAGAAACGGAGGCACGCGATCATTACCGTAAATGGATTGATGGCGTTGGCAGCCTCGAGACGTATGCAAGATCTGCACGCAATTATGAAACAACTGGGAATGGAGGACAAGCGAGGCTAACTCCACTTTCTCAAGTCAAACAGGAGGCTGTGCAGCGATGGTCTGCGTTTCTGAGTGAAGGCATTACGTGTGCCATCAACGCCAGACATCCATTTATGTTGTGGCACCATTCAGATTATGGACGGATTGGCTGTGACGACGAACATAGGTGGCTGCTGCCGCTATGCGATGAATGCCACGCATTGTTAAGGCAGAAAGGCCCAGGTCTGTCAGCTACATGCCCACAACCTGTATTGAGGTGGATATCATGAGCCGCCAGCTCAGCCTGTTCGACCCACCGGCTACCGCCGCATCGCCACCCCCACCCCGCGACCCGCACGTGCAGCGGGGGGACGAGCGGCGGCTGAGCGGGCAGAACGCGACCATCCTGCACCTGCTGCGGCAGGGTAGCTGCACCAACGTGGAGCTGGCACGGGTCAGCTTGAAATACACCAGCCGTATCAGCGACCTGCGAGCCGCCGGCCACCGCATCGTGTGCCGGCGGGGCGACGGCGGATGCAATGTGTACACACTGGAGGAGTAACCATGCCACATCTGTACTGCCGCTGGTTGATCAGCAGAGACGTGCCAGCCGTCTTAGCGTTAGATAGCGAGGCATTCGGCTCGCTGGCCATAACACCCGTGCAGCTGGAGCACTTGAGGCAGGAGACACGCATGGTGGGCCTCGTGGCCTGCCTGCCGGTGGCGGGCAACCCCAACGCCGAGGTGGTGGCGGGGTACGCCTTCTACGAGTTGGGCATGACATCCATTCACATCCACCGCATCGCCGTGCTGCCGAGTGCCCAGCGACTCGGCATTGGCACCGCACTGTTGTGCAAGATCTTGCTACGGCGGCACGGCAAGCGGCGCGAGGCCACGGTGTTCGTGGACTCCGGCGATGCGGGCGTGATTCATTTCTTCCAGGGCAACGGCTGGGGCATCAAGAAGCAATACGAGCCGTTTGACCCGGTGTACGACGCTGGCGGCATGACCGAACTGGCGTTCGGCTACGACATCGGCTGCGAGGTGATCGAGCGCATCTGGAAAGGTGATACGAGGACACTGCGATGCAAGTCCATGATTTAGCCGTCCAGTGGGACGGAGTGCGTAACGAGTGGCGGTGCGATCTGCCAGGCATCGGCCACCCGACCATCGTGACCAAGTCACTGGCAGAGATGGAAGTATTTCTCGACTGGTATGACATCTACCGCTGCAAGGAGAAGCATGATGCTGATTTTGACACGGAAAGAGAATGAGTCCATCGAGATCGACGGCGGCATCAAGATCGTGGTGCTGGACGTGTACCGCGACCGGGTGCGGATCGGCGTGGAGGCACCGCTGACCACCCGCATCCTGCGCAGCGAGTTGCTGATACCGCCGCCACCACAGGCCAGCGCACCAGCCAAGGAGTAGCCATGCGCCAGCACACCACGCCACCCGACTTCATCACGTACTGCGAACGCGAGGCGGAAGCCGAACGACTGTGGCAGCGGGTGGAGGAACTGTATCGCCAAGAGACACCCGACCCACATCACACCACCAAAGGAGAACAATCGTGTTGCAAGGAATCGTCCGAGGAAAGCAAGTGAAGCCGAGGAGGTGCCTGATGTACGGCCCACCGGCCATCGGCAAGTCAACGTGGGGAGCCTCCGCGCCACGACCTATCGTCATCGCCACCGAGGATGGTCTGGCCGACATCGACTGCGACAAGACGCCGCTGTGCCGGTCCACCACCGAGGTGGCGCAGTGGCTGATGCAGTTGTCGTCTCCCGAGGTGGCACACGGGTACGACACCGTGGTGATCGACTCGCTGGACTGGCTGGAACACTTGATTTGGGACGCCACAGCTAAAGCGGAAAACAAGAAGTCCATTGAGGACTTTGGGTACGGCAAGGGTTACGTGTTCGCCGTCCGGCGCTGGGAGACGCTGCTGCGGATGTTGGACGGCTGCCGGGACCGGGGGATGAATGTGGTCCTCGTGGCGCACGCCAAAGTTGAGCGGTTTTCGCCTCCCGAGGCCGACCCGTATGACCGCTGGGTGCCGGACCTGCACAAGACCGCCTCCGCACTACTGGTCGAGTGGTGCGACGAGGTGTTCTTCGCCAAGTACGCGGTGAGCGTCATCACCCGCGAGGACAAGTTCAACCATAAGCGCACGCGCGCCGTCGGGAGCAGCGACCGGGTGGTCCACACCTGCGAGGCCCCGACGCATCTGGCGAAGCGGCGCATCGAGATGCCGGACCAGATTCCGCTGGCCTGGTCGGAGTATCAGAAGTATTGGCCTGGGCTTGCGGCGGAAGTCGTCAAACCCGGTGGCAATATCAGTGGTTTGGTAAGAGAAGGTCATTCCAAGCAAAAGAAGGGTGAGGTTTAAAATGGGTAATTTAGCAGGGTTCGATGCCAACACCGTCCAGCCGAACGCGGGATTCACCGTGCTTCCAGGCGGCGAGTACGAGGTGGTGATTGTGTCGAGCATCACCAAGCCGAATAAGAAGGGGACCGGCGAGTACCTTCAGTTGGAGTTGCAGGTGGTGCAGGGTCCGTTTGCGGGCGCGAATCTGACTGATCGGCTGAATATCGTCAATGACTCCCCCAAGGCCCGGGAAATCGCCTTGGGGACGCTCTCCTCGATCTGCCGAGCGGTAGGTGTCCTGACCCCCGAGGACTCGTCGGACCTCCACAATAGGCCGCTGGTGGCCGTGGTAGCCAAGATTCTGGACGACAAGTACGGGGAGAAGAACGAGGTGCGGTATTACAAGGACCGGACGACGTTGGCCAAGGGCCAGCCGGTGTCGGACCTGGGCGGGCCGCCGCAGCCGCCGGAGTTCGACTTGCCTCTGCGTGGCACGCCGGGGTTTCCGCCGCCGAACGACCCGATGCCGTTCTAGGAAGGATTCAAGCCGTGGCACGGATACGCACCATCAAGCCCGAGTTCTTCACGGACGAAGATCTTGGGCGGCTGCCACCATTGACCCGTTTGCTGTTCATCGGCATGTGGACCGAGGCCGACAAGGCTGGCCGAATGAAGGATAAAGCCGGGACGCTCAAAGCCCGGCTGATGCCATTCGACAACATGAACGTCGAGAAGGCGCTGCAGGAGTTGGCCGCTGGCAAGTTCATCGTCCGTTATCAGGTGGACGGTGAGCAGTACATCCAGATTCGGACGTGGAACGAGCATCAGCGACCCCACCATACTGAGCGGGAGTCTAACTACCCCGATAGTGTTAACGGTGAATTAACGGTTAAAGAACCGTTACTTAACGGAGAAAAAAATTGTTCACGGAAACGTGAACCCTCCCTTCCCTTCCTTTCCCTTCCCTTCCCTTCCTCTTTAGAAGGCTCCGTGGAGTTCCAGGAAGAATGGGAGTCTTGGGTAAAACACAGGGTCCAGATAAAGAAGCCCCTAACTGCCGAGCAAGTGAAGAAGCAGCTCCAGGAATTTGGGGAGTGGGGAGTGGAGCGGGCGGTAGCGGCCATCCGGCACACAGTCAAGAAGGGCTGGCAGGGAATCCGTGAGCCAGAGGCGTTCGGACAGTGTGCCAGCAACGGCCAAGCCATTTCCTCCCACGAAGCGGCCATGCGCAAACTTGAGGAGATGGGCAAGATAGGGAAGGACGACGAATGAAAAGCGATTTCGACCATTGGTTGGACTACCACGGTCGGGCCTACCCCGGCTTCACCAAATGGACAGCGGACAATGCCGACCAGATTGACCACCTGCGGCGGCTGCTGGCCCGCTACACGCGGCAGCAGTTGGAGACGGCCACAGACACACTCTACGAACAGGACACGCAGCCGAACGGCTACAGCCACCACGGGCGGGCTATCCGCCGCCTGATTGCGGAGTCCTCGGCAGGCAGTAGCGAGCGCCCGCGCGAGCTTGGTCCGACCGTGCATGACGGTCAGCTTGTGGCCAGGTGTCGTCGGTGCATGGACTTTGGCTTGGTGGAGGTGCTGTCGCCTCTGTGCCTGAAGCGGCTGAGTACCGAGGACGACACGCACGGTCTGACGACCTGCATGTTGGCGTGTGACTGTGGCCTGGGCGAGAAGATGTCTCGCATTCACCGTGTTCCTCGTTGGGAGGACGGTCGGATGCTCATCAGGTACGAGGACATCTTGGACGAGTTCGTCACGACACACGAGACGTTTTGGGAAGTGGCGCGTCGGCTGTTCCTGCACCGTGCAAGTCAGCGTCGTGTGCATCCCGACTTCCAGGCCTATGCGTAAGGAGCCCCTGCGATGACGGAACAGTTTCTATGCACAAAACCTCGCAGCGGCATCTGCCTGCGAATACCCGGCGTGCCGGTGGCCCAGCCGAGGCAGCGGCACCGCGTGATGAAGATTGCGGATCGGCTGCTGTCGCATAACTACACGCCAGCGCGGCACCCGGTCAACCAATGGAAGGCCGCTGTCGCGCTGGCGTGGCAGCAGCGGACGACGGAGCCGCCGCTGGAGGGGCCGATTTACTTGTCGGTGTCGTTCGTGCTGCCAAGGCCTGGCAGACTGGACGCGAAAAAGTACAGCGGCCGCAGGATGTGGCACGACAAGAAGCCGGATTGCGATAACCTGGTCAAGTCGCTCAAAGATTCGCTTTCGGGACTGGCTTGGAAGGACGATGCCCAGGTGTGCCAGTTGCAATGCAGCAAGAGCTACGCTGCGGCGGAGGAACAGCCGCACTGTGAGATCTATGTCGAGCGGATTGCGGATGCGTTTTACCAATAACACACACACGGCCGCAGCGGCGGCGGGAGGCGGGGATGAGTGAGGCACCGGATAGACAGTGGATGGTTTCGTTAAAGGCGTATCAGGAGCAGCAAGCCGAGATCGAGGTGCTGCAACAGAAAAACAAAGCACTCCAAGCCGAGGTCGCCATGCTGGAGTCGCAACTACGGGCCGCTGAGGACACTCGCGATATGCGGCAGACCGAGGCGGAGCGGTTTTTTCAACTTACCAAGGAACTGCGAGTCGAGCGTGATGAGGCAAGACACAAGCTGGCGCAAGCCGAATCGGTGATTGAGTTGGGTATTCCGAAAGAGGATGAACTGCAACGGCTACGTTATAAGGTTCAGTTGCTCATGGAGGCGTGCGGGCAGCGTGTTGAGGAGCTATGCGAACTGCGAAGGGTCGTGCTAGAGGCTGTGGAGATGTTACATCCACACACCATCGGCTGGTCTGGCAGCGTGAGGATAGAAGACACGACTTGCGCTGCGGAAGATTCGGAAGAGTTGGAACGGCACTTACGAGAAGGGTGAGATAGCGGCCAACCGGCTGCGACAAGAGGTGCTGTTTTAATGGTGGTAGAGGCCGCGAAGGCGGCGGGAGGCGGGGATGAGCCTAATTAGCCTGGAATGCGACGACTGCGGGCGGCACTACGTGCATTACGAGCCCGACCTGTGCCCCTGGTGCGAGATCGAGCGGCTGCGGGCGGAGCGCGACGCGCTGTGCCCGGACTGCTACACGAAGCAACTGCGGCACGATCTGCACGAGTGCCGCAGGCTGCTGCGGGAGGCGGTGGCCGACATCGTCAAATGGAATGTATGCAAGACGAAAGACGGGGACCTAGTCGCGCACAATGCGTGGCACAGTCACCTCTGGTACGAGACTGTCAAGAGAAAGGCGGGAGGCGGGGATGAGTGAGTATGACTACGAAGGCGATATGGCATCGATGTGTGACTGGATAAACACTCATTGCCGCGAGTTAGGTGTCGAGGAGGCGAATAATTACAAACTGTCGCTCATGCGAGATGCGATTGACAGGTTGGTGTTCAAACAGAAATGGGTAGCCCACAACTTGCGGGCCGAGATCGAGCGGCTGCGGGCGGCGCTGAGAAACAACTTTAAGAACTGTGCTCTGGCGGAGGCTAACCTAGCCGAGTGCCGCAGGCTGCTGCGGGAGGGGTGTGAGGGGGGGTGTGATGATTACGGGCAGGTGATCCTAAGCAAAGCGTGGTACGAAGCCGCAGCGGCGGCGGGAGACGGGGGATGAAAAGCATTAAACAGGTCAACCCACTGACAATCACGCTCTCTGAGATTGAGCGATTAAAGAGTCAGGGATACACACCGCTCGCAGATTGCGATGCCGCAAAAGCCAATAGCGACTATTTCATGGTGATGGTTCGTCGCAGCGGAAGTGGCGCAGAAATGCGAGTGGAGATTGTTTGTCCTACCTTTTTGCGTGGTCCGCTTGGTTTCACATCGAGCGGTGGTGGCGTTAGCTATTAAGGCAAGGCGGCGGGAGGCGGGGATGAGTGACGGCAAGCATACCTGCACGGTCTCTTCGTACTGTGCATCGCTGATTTATCAGCCATGGATGCGAAAGAAAACCCATACGGTGTCCACTCGTTGCGAAGTGTGCAAGCGGTGGTATTACTGGTGGCCCAAGCAGCAGTGGGTGGAATGCAAAGCCGACAAGGCGGGAGGCGGGGATGAGTGAGTGTCCAGAATGGATCAGGCAGGCAGTCAGCGATGAAAGGTGTTCACCTGGATTTGCTGAGCATGTCGCAGCCGAATTTGCGCGCATCCTACGAGAACGTGATGCTGCCAACGAATCTGTGCAGAGGCTTACCAAGCAGCGCGATCATTACATGGCCGAGTTCAATCGGTTTGATAGTGGCTATTGGGAGGTCGTGAGCGACCGCAACGCCAAAGAAGCCGAGATCGAGCGGCTGCGGGCGGCGCTGAGAAACAACTTTAAGAACTGTGCTCTGGCGGAGGCTAACCTAGCCGAGTGCCGCAGGCTGCTGCGGGAGCTTGTAATTGGGTTCGACAACAACCCACGAGACGCGAGTAGTGACCAGCGGCTGAAGCTGGTGCCGATCATGGACAAGTTTATCGAGGCCGCGCGGGCGGCGGGAGGTGGGGATGAGTGAGACTAGGACGCGGGCGTTTCGGCGGCACCAGTGGCAGCGAGCCGTAGCCCGTGCCAAGCGTTTCCTACGCATCGTTGGGATACGCACACCCGGCGAGCATCTTGTGCATTACTATGCAGAAAATCGCGTACCGTGCTCGTGCGGAATCTGTCGCGGCGAGAGGTACAGGCGTAGCAGCGACGCGGAGGGAGGCGGGGAGACATGAGCACTAGGGTATCTTATGTGCATGACAACTCGTGGCACCTGTACCTGGAGCTGTTAGAAGAAACCGTGTGGATCAAAGTGCACAAACCGCAAGCGAATGTGATCCTGAGTGATAATGGCGGTGTGATTGAAATAGTGCTTTCGCCGAAAGTGATTGACGCTATCGCGCTGATACATGCACTAAAAAGGTTCCCGCACCAACAAGCGGAGGTAGGCGAAGATGAGTGACGTACTTGATTTTGTTCCGCACCCACTGACGTGTGGTAAGTGCGGATCAGAACTTACGATGACTGGCTTGAGGTGTCCCGCGTGTGGCCATTGTGAAAAGACTATAAGCGAGCAACTGGCTGAGCTGCGGGCGGAGCGCGACGAGTGCCGCCGGCTGCTGCGGGAAGCGGTGAAGCAGGTTGAATCGCAGGAAGTGTGCAGGTGGGTATCCAAGGCATGGTACGAGGCCGCTGCGGCGGCGGGAGGCGGGGATGGCAGTTGTACAGGTTGATGTGAATGTTGTGTGCGACGGGTGCAATAGTTCACTGACGGCAAAATACATCAACGACACGGTGTATGTTACGCCGTGCTCAAAGTGTCTCTCGTTTGCCAACAGCGACGGTTACCGAGAAGGCAAAGAGGACGCGAACGCGAAGGAGGATAGCGATGGCTGAGTACAAGCTGAGGGGAACTGAAGACCGACACACTGGCGAGGAGCACCTGTGGATTACCAAAGACGGCAAGTCGATGCCCATCGAGGACGTCGTGGACGATCTGCTGTGGTTGCAGGAGCAATTACATTTCTGTCGTCAGTTGCTGGAGACGGCGTGCGATGCGTGGGAGTGTGGGCATGTCAACTCGCTGTTGCACATGCAGCAGTTGCACCTGACAGGGGCATGGTACGAGGCCGCACGAGACGCGGCGGGAGGCGGGGATGAGGATTTGTGATTTGTGTGGTCTTGCAGTGCAAGCCGACAACATGTGCTGTCCACAGCACAGGATGTGGAAATTTGAGAAGGAACTCGATGCAGCACGGGCCGAAATCGAGCGGCTGCGGGGCGAGCGGGACGAGTGCCGCCGGCTGCTCACGGCAGCCACAGCCCAAGGGGACACGCCATGACCTGCCTGTGCCACGAGTGCGGACTGCCGTTGGACGACGAGGGCTACTGCCCCCAGGGCTGCGACCAGGCCCAGCCCTGCCCCGACCCGGCTGGCATCTGTGCCGCCTGCGAGGCTATCCGTCGCGGCTGGTCGCCCGAGCGGCTGGCGCACGACGAGCGGAACCAGTGCGGCATGGTGTGGGAGATCACGAAGCAGGTGACCGATGGTATGGTGCGGCATACCCACAACACGTAACGGAAAACCCGTACGGAAGACTTGACGCCATTATCTGTTTTGGTAGGATACCGGCGTTGGGTGCCACATACCACCTAACGAAAGAACCCGAAGGGGCTTCGCCTTGTATGTTGCACCGGAAACGGTGGCCGAAAGGCGGAGGCGAAGCCCTTTCGGGTTTTTTCGTGCGCCGACCGGGCTGGAAACCCCGCCGACGCAGAAGTTTCGCGTGTCGAAGTGCTGCGTTCCACGACAACTAGCGGATAGATCGGGGCCAAGGTGCAAGAATCGCTCTCCATGCGACCGATTGCGTACGGCAGCCGTGTTCCGCTCCGCGCCGTCGAACCATGCCAACGGACTGCCAGGCAGGGAGCGCCGACCACAAAGCAGACGGTAGTGCGTCCGCGTCGGACCCCTGAGGGGAACGCGCTTGACGTGACCAGACGAAAGCTGACCAACTTTCCATGCTGCGGGGAGCGACTGAAAAATCCGGGCTCTGCCTTGCCGACAACCCGGTGGGTGGCGGTCACTTTAACCCCCGACAGCAAGCCTGCAGCGCCAACATACGCTGCACCGCAAGTAGCACGCGCGACTTCCCGACGAGCCTCCGGCGGTGGGACAGGGTGTTTTCGCCTCTGCTGAGCTTAGCTACAGCCAAGGCGAAGACTTTATCCCACCCAGAAAGGCCGGTCTTTGCGCAGAAAAGGTTGTAACCCTCACTTGATCCCGTGATGCTTGAAAATGCGGCGCACCTGCGTGTGCGTCCATTGCTTCGCCGCGCGGCAGGGGATGTGGCGCTCATTCATCTTGTCCGCAATCTTGTTGGGGCTGAGCCCCTGCGCCCGGAGCTGCCGCAGCATCTCCAGATTCTGCTGTTCGCCAACTTCAGGGACGAGCCGCTTGCGGTCGTACGTGTCGATGCGGCTGCCGTACGGCGGCATCCGCGACATCCGCCGCCCCTGCGCCTGATAGGCCAGCATCTTGGAGCGAGTGCGAGCGCTGGTCAGCTCGCGCTGGTACTGCGCAAAGATCAGGAACAGCGACAGCATCATGCGCCCCTCCGGCGAATCGACGCAGGCCGCGTCCTCGTGGATGCTCATGAGTTTGATCTTGCGGTGTACCAGCATGGCGCGGAAGGCCAGGCCATGCTGGAGATCACGAAAGAGGCGGTCGATGCGATGCACGAGCAGGATGTACCCGCGCTTGCACGCCTGCGCCGCGTCGAACAGGCCGGGACGCGACTCGTAGTCGGTCTTGCCGCTCACCGCGTCGTCGCGGAACTCGGCCACGATCTCCCAACCGCGCGCGGCGGCGTAGCTGCGTAGCTCCGCGAGCTGATAGTCGCAGCTATCGCAATCGTCCTGGTTGGGGCGAGGCGAAAAGCGGACATATGCCACCACCTTGGTGCCTGATGCAGCCTGTTCATTGGCGTGGTCGATCACTTGTATATCCCCCATAGGTGTGTAATTACCTGCATCGCACAGGAGGCCCCCAGTAGCCCCCAGGACGCGACGTGCGGGGGTGCGGGTTCTTTTCCCGTTTCCCGCCGCCGCGTCGATTCTGGGGCCTTCTGGGAGGCCTGGCGTGCCAGGATCAGGCATCCTGGTCCTCTGGTGGGTTAAATTGGCTACCCACGCAAGCCGCATTGTCTTCCAGTGCTTCACGCCAAGACAGGAGCGACTTGACGCGGTTTAGCTCGTCTGTCAATTCCTGCGCCCGGTCCTCAAGCCACTGAATAGTGGGGAGCTGCGCCAAAATTCCGTTAGTGGCCGTTGACTGGTCGCTACTAATCTGTCGTTTCGGTCGTGCCATTGTCTCACCTTACCTTTCGTGCTGTTGTGTTACCGCCCATTCAGATTTCATCCACCGTGATCTCGAACCTGTCTGCCGTGCAGTTGTGATAGCTGCACATCTCCGCCAGCGCGTCGATGCGCCGGTCGCACGCGCAGATGTACAGGTCACTCTCGGCTACCCATTTGCCGAGATCAGTCTCGTACCGCAGCGCCACCGGGATGCGCGGAGCGTCCGCTTGGATTGCTTCCCACTCCTCGTCTTCCACCCACCGGAAGCCGTCCGGTAAGTTGTCGGGGTCGATAGCCTTTGGGTCGAAACCATTAGGCCCGGCGACCGCCCACAATTCACCTGCTTGCGGGTCTAGGTCATACACCGTCAAACCGTCTTTCGTTTTCATCGCTCACCACCCTTCGCATTGAATGTCACCCACCCCACTGCCGCGCCCAACGCGAGCGCGGCAGCGGTGTGGATCAGAGACAAGAGGTCAAGACTCATGGCAGCACGTCAACTTGGCATGTTCCAAGTCATCCACGGAGTGAAATTGAATATCGTCGTCGTCAATGACGGTTTCCCCGGTCACCATGCTGCACAACGTGCAGACTCCACGCAAACGCGCCATCGTCTCGAAGAATGATTCAGTGTCGTTAACCTTGACCTCTTGTGGTGGCAGTATTTCCACAATCTGCCCAATCCATCCTGATTCAATGTTTCGTGCAAAGTCACCAATGGTAAAAGATCGTTTCATCGCTCACCTTCCCCTCGTTAAATAGGGTCACTTACCTTGTCGCACGTAGTCCACCAATCCATCACTCTCGCACACCACTAAGATGCGCCCATCGAATGTGGTGAAATCGTCATACTCGGTCGCATCCAGAGGCATCACACCGTGCCGGATCTCCTCGGCCTCCTCCCACTCGACCACACACCAAGTCTCCCAGTTGTCGTGCGCACGTTTCTGCGCTCGACGAATCAACCGCTCTATGCTGATTTGTGTCATCGCTCGCCATCCCCTCTAGCATTCCCGCAAATCTTCCCGTGCATCATCCAACGCCTCGGCCTCACTCTCAAACGGCCCGCAGGCGGCGCCATCCGGCAAGCAACCGGGCGAGCAGGACCACCAATACCAACCCGGCGCGTACTCGCCGTTCTCATCGGCCTCCAGTTCGTAATCCTCCGGCACCTGGAATACCTCAATGTCTTCCAGTGCGCGCGACTCACTCTCCCGATCAGGATCACTGTGATACATGGTCATCTCTCACCTTCCCTTCTCACTTGTTTGGGCTCATCAGTACGGGCCACACACCCGTAGACGCCCCCACACCACACCAAGAGGCGCGGGGGCGTTTCGCCCTTAGTCGTACAGGTCAAAGCCTAGGTTTCTGGCAGCGCTAAAAGCCTCTACATACCAGTTGTGCATGTAGTCGGTCGGGGTGCATGTCAACCCGTCAGTAGGTGTGCATTGCAGCAGACATGCCACACTGGCACCCACAGTCCCCTCTTGCTTCCATTTGCGAAGCGTTCGCTTGATATTTCGCCGCAAGGTCGCCAGGTTACGTTCATCAATGGTCATCACTCACCTACTTTCCAATAAATTCAGCACCCACGAACAACACCAACACCAACACAAAACCAACCAGCAATACCCCCGTCATTTCACCATTACTCCTCTTCTACGCTCATTACCTCCTCGTCCCACAACATGCTGATGTAAGCTTGCGCCCCGCGCTCGTCGTGTGAGCAGTGCTCCGCCGCCGCAAAACGTACCATTTCCTCTATCTCGCTCGCGTCTCTGCTGTCATAGTCCCGCAGAGACTCCACGGCCGCCTGCAACGCACGCGCTGCCTGCACGGCCGCCAAATAGCTCTTCTGTATCTGTCTTGCGTTCCAGGTTCTCATTTCCTTCTCCTTTTCTAGTACCAAGCTAATCATTGTTCCCTCTACACCCCTATACAATCGAGATCTTGCTTTTCAACGTCCCCCCCCACGATTTTTACCCTTTTTGTCTTTACCCATTTCGCCACCCCTGCTACATTACTCATCGCATCAGCGGGTACGCTCAGCACCCGCCCACAGGCTCCGTTGCCACACAAGCCTGAGCACCGGAAGCAACGCGATGACAGCCAAGCTACGACGGGTCTGCTCACGCGATTAGCCAGGTGGAAATTACAGCCATGAACGCCACTATGTTGTGAGACTGGAACAACTTACAACTGTTCCGCGCCATCCGCGCTAACCTCACAATTGCTGCTTCCCGGTCAAAGTTGCCGCGATCGGCTCCTCTACTGTTCATGGTTCCTAGCAGGTACCGATCCCCACCTGCTCTGCTGCCGCAGCAAACCAACCTACGCAGGCAGTATCACAAGCAACTGCCGAACCAACGGACGCAGGATACAGCAACAACACCAGGTAGCACACGCAGGGGGAACAACATGCTACACACGCGGGTGTAGAATATTTGGTCTGCGCCACACCTAATCGCACGGCCATGCCATTTGCTTCCACCCTTGCTGCCTCCTACCCCTGCATCCGCACCATATATATAGTGCTATGCGTTCCCACTGTACTACATTGTGTGGTGCGTAAGTGGCTATGGCGCAATAGCTTACACCTACCGCACTGTGGTGTGGCAGCGCCGTACAGCAGCAACAGAGGTAGCGCACCCCAGCGGAATCTGAGCCAGACCCCGGCCCCGGTCGCTGGGAGTCACTCGAATTAGCCTCCTGGCGCGCGTGCCGTGAAACCTATATGCCACCTCCCTGGTGGCTGTGATAGCTGTTCTGTAACCTATTGTGGCTGTGGTTGTTAGGCAGCAGCCCCTGCGGTAGCGTGAGCTATTTTGGGTATGCCATGGTTGTAGTGGCTGTTACGACTTGACTGGTGTAGCGTGGTTGTGGCAACATGTGGCCCGGTTACAAGGGAGTGTGGCTAGGGTGATGCAGCGGGTACGTGCGCGCGGAGGTGAGTGGGGTGACAAGGTTGTGTCAGAGGGGGAGGTAAGAGATGGGGAACCTGAGTGTCGCGGACAGGGGCGGTGACAAGGTGGCGTCAGTGGTGGTCCCGGCTGTTGGGGAGCAGGTGGACTTGCGGGGTGCGGTGTCGTGGGTAGCGAGGAACTTTGAGAAGGTGGTGCAAGAGGACGAGCGGGGACGTGTGCTGTTGCGGTGGGAGTTGGCCGGTGAGTTGCCCCCGAGTGACGTGGCGCGGAGTTACATGCGGGTGGCGGCGCAGAAGCCGATTGAGTTCTTTACGCGGACGGTGCCGAAGTTTCTGGGGGAGGTGGAGGAGGAGGCGTTGGCTGGTTACGAGCACGACCGGAAGCTGGTGGGTCAGGTGCGGGGGATCTTGAAGAAGTATGCGGACGCGGCGGTGGAGGGTAAGCGGGCGGAGGAGTTGGAGGCGGGTCGGCTGAAGCGGGAGAAGCGGGTGGCGGCAGCGGAGAGGAAGGCGCAGCGGGAGAAGTACGACGCTGCGCCGTGGAAGAAGGGTGATGGTGACAATAAAGTGGCAGCAGGTAGTGACAACACTGTGGCAGCGGAGGTGAGCGATGGCAAGCATGAGAAGAGTCAGTGAACTGATACAGACGCCGGGCACGGAGTTGTTGTTGCGGCTGGAGTTGGAGCAGCGAAGTCATGATGACTTGCAAGGGCTAACCTCTTGTGGTCTGGGTGGTACTGATGTGTATTTGATTTTACTGGCGGATTACGTGGCTGCGTTGGAGCAGCGGGTCAGCCAGTTGGAGGTGCTAGATGGCCCACGGTCGGGCGCAGGTGCGGCGGGGAGTTAAGGAACGGTACGCGCGGCGCAAGACGAAGCTCGATGCGTCGTTGGCGGCCGGTGCGTATGCGGAGTGTCCGTACTACGCGCCGCAGTATTGCCGCAAGCGCACCCCCATGGAGAATCTTCAGTGGCGGATCACGCTGCTGGAGGCGGCGGCGGGTGACAAGGGGCTGCAGCGCGATCTGCGGCAAGCGTGCTTCGAGGACGTGTTGTTCTTCTGCAACTTTGGGTGTTTTGTCTATGAACCGCGCGGGTTGGTGAAGACACGACCGCTAGCCACCTGGCCGCACCAGGACCCAGCCATCATCACGATGGACCGTGCCATCACGGACTCCGAGGCGCGGGAGGAGCCGCTGGATATCGTCATCGACAAGAGCCGTGGTCAGGGTGCGACGTGGATGTATCTGATGGTGCTACTGCGGCGATGGCTGCGGGATGACCTGTTCAGCGCCGGGTTGGTGACGCGCAATGAGAAGCTGGTGGACAGCACGCGCGACCCGGACACGCTGCTGTGGAAATTCTGCTGGGCGTTGAAGATGCTGCCGAGTTGGTTGCAGCCGGAGGGGTTCGACTGGCAGAAGCATCGCAACCTGTCGGAGCACTCCATCGTCAACCCGGCCAACGGAGCCAACATCGTCGGCTACAGTGCTACCGGGGACGTGGCGCGCGGTGGTCGCAAGACGGTGTTCGTGTTGGATGAATTCGCCACGTTCAATCCGGGTGAGGATTACGCGGCGCTCAACAGCACGAGCCATGTGACTAACGCCAGGTTCCTGGTGAGCACGTACAAGGGCGACAGTGGCGCGTATTACGAGGCGGCCACCGAGGACAACAACGCGGTCAAGATCGTGCTGGACTGGCGGGACAACCCCACGCAGAACCGGCAACTGTACCGCGTCGTGATGGGCAAGATCATGGAGGCGTACCCGGAGCGGGACGGGCGGCTGATGCCGAGAGATCTGGAGGTGATCCGGTATCAGCATCAGCAGCTCAAGCGGCGCGGGTTCGTGGTGGAGAACCGGCTGCGGAACGTGTGGTACAACCAGCAGTGTCTGCGGCCTGGCAGCACGCCGCGCGGCATCGCCCAGGAACTGGACCGCGACCCGCGCGGGGCGGAGTCGAAGGTCTTCAACGGCGAGATCGTCAAGCAGGCGATTGCCGAGTGCGCCCGGCCGCCGCTGGTGCAAGGGCGGCTGGTGGTGGACATGGAGCAGGCCGAGGTGCGTGCTCCCCAGGTCGTGGCCCAGGAGGATGGCGAGTTCCAGTTGTGGACGCCCATCGGGCTCAACGGGCAGGTGCCGGTTGGGCTGTACGTGGTCGGCGTGGACGTGAGCGCCGGGACGGGGAACGACTTCTCCAGCAACAGCGCCGCCGTGGTGGTCAATCGCCTGACTGGGGAGCAGGTGGCCCAGTGGACCAGCAACACGTACCCGCAGCAGCGGTTCGCGCATGTGGTTGTGGCCCTGGCCCGCTGGTTCCACGAGGCGTTGGTCATCCCCGAGGCCAACTTCGCCAGCGCCTTCATGACCACGATGCTCGAAACGATTGGCTACCAGAAGGTCTGGCGGCGCAATACGGAGGTCGTGGGGTTCAAGAAGCTGACCCAGAAATACGGCTTCTGGATGAAGGACGACGACCTGAAGCTCAAGCTGTTCGAGGTCTTGCAGGCGGCCATCGCCCAGCGGGCGTTCGTGCCCCGCAGCCGGGAGATGCTCAACGAGCTGCACGAGTATTCGTGGAAGAACGGCAAGATCATCCACGTCGGCAGCACCAAGACCGACGACGAGGGCTCCAAGGGTCGGGCGCACGGTGACCGGGTCATCGCCGCCTGCCTGGCCTGGCACGTCTGTGCCGAAGACCCGCACCTGGCCGAGCGGGCGGAGCAGGAGGTCATCATGGTCCCGCCCGGCTCCATGGCGGCGAGGCTCAAGGAATTTGACGAGCTGTACCTGTCCGTGGGGTCGGACCCCTGGGAGGAGGGGAGACTTGACGTTTTCACCCCCACAGCGGTAACATGCGGCGACGACTGGGGGTAGACGGGCAAGATTTCCACCCTTAGTCACAAAATATAGGGCAAATTGACGGTCTAGCTAACCGTTAATGGCCAGACACAACACAGGCAAGCCGGTGCCGGTTCACCGCTTTGCCTGTTTTTATTTGCGTCTGGCCAGCCCGTTTTTCATGGAGGGTCGCCGGGGTGATCGACCTGGGCAGCAAGCAAGACCTCCACCGTCTCTACACCGCCGTTGACGCCAGCCGCCAAGCCTTGCGGCCCTTCCGGCTCAACCGGCTCAAGATGCTGCGGGAGTTCGTGGGTTCCTACTACAACGCCCAGGGCGCGCAGTTCGAGGTGCTGGTCAATCTCCTGAACCTCACCGCCGACGCCTACACCATCGGTCTGGCGGCCCGGCTGCCACGGGTGCGGGTCACCACGCCGCACACGCATCTGCGTGCGTTCGGCTACCGCTTCCAGCAGGCGATAAACAACTACATCAAGGAGATCCAGTTCAACCAGACGTGCCAGCAGATCGTGCTGGATGCCTTCTTTTCCTGGGGCGTGGCCAAGGTGTTCCTGGCCGAGTGGCAGTCGCTGCAACTGCTGGATGACGTGTGGGCCGATCCCGGCCGACCGTACACCTGCCGCGTGAGCAGCGACGACTTCGGGCTGGACATGAGCGTCAAGGACATCCGGCGCTGCAAGTTCATGTGGGACGAGTACCGGGTGCCGTGGTCGGCGGTGTTGGACGACCCGGACTTCGACAAGAGCGTGGTCAAACAGCTTTCGCCGTCGAGCAAGTGGGAGCGGGCCGAGGAGCAGGCCCAGCAGATCTCGTCCGGGTCCATGGTGGACAACGACGAATACGAGCCGATGTGCGACCTGATGGACATATGGCTGCCGGACTTGGAGAAGGTCGGCGTGTTCAGCCGCCATGTGACGGCCAAGCCGTTGAAGCTCGTGGACGCTGGCCCCGAGGGTGGTCCGTACAAGTTCCTGTCCTTTGCCGAAGTGCCGGACAACGTGATTCCCACCAGCCCCGCTCAGAACCTGATGGGGCTGCACTTGCTCTACAACGGCCTGATGCGCAAGCAGGCCCGGCAGGCCAAGCGGCAGAAGGCGAACCCAACCTACCGGCCCGAGGCGGTAGACGATGCCGAACGACTCAAGCGAGTCAACGACGGTGACTGGGTCAAGGTGCAAGACCCGCAGGGCATCAACGTCATTCAGCAGGGCGGCGTGGACCAGGCCAACATGGCGTTCTCGATTGGCGTGCTGGACCTGTTCGACCGGCAGGCGGGGAACCTGCGGGCGATGGCGGGACTGGGACCGCAGGCCCCGACGCTGGGTCAGGAGCAGTTGATCTACAGCGCATCGAGCCGCAAAGAAGCCAAGATGCAACAGCGGGTCCATACCTTCGTGGCCGAGGTGATGGGCTCGCTGGGGCATCTGCTGTGGGCCGACAAGGCCATGACGATTCATCAGAGTATCGAACTGGCCCCCGGCACGGGCACCACGCTGTCGATTGACTGGACGCCGGACAAGCGCGAAGGCGACTTCTGGCAATACAACTTCGATATCGAGCCCTACTCGATGAACTACGAGCCGCCGGAGGCCAAGGCCCAGAAGATGGAGCAGGCCATCGGGCAGTTGGTCAATCTGTACCCGATCCTCTCGGAGTCGGGCGGCACGATCAACGTGCAGGAACTGGTGCGGCATTACGCGGAGGTGCTGCACCTGCCGGAACTGGAACACATCGTGACCTTCCAGCAGCCTCCCGTGGTGGATCGGCCTGGTCCCGCCGGTCAGCAGCACATGCCCGCTCAAACTACACGCAATTACGTGCGGCGCAATGTGCCGACCGGCGGGACCCCCGATTCGCGCAGCCACGTCATGCAGCAGGTGCTGCTGGGTGGCGGGCAGGTGAATCCCGATCAGTTAGCGAGTCTTCAGCAATGAGCCAGTATAACCGTCGCCAACGCCTGGACTTCACCCGGAACCGCAGCCGCGTGTTCGCTTCACCGCTGGTGAACCTGGCGTACAGCGCTGCCCATCCGCTGCGGTCACTGGCACTAGGTTGTCACCCGCAGCAGAGTGCGGAGTTCAACCAACTCTACGCGCGGCACGGCATCACCGGCGCGCACCACGACGCCAGCGGCGATTGTGTGCTGGAGTCGCGGCAGGCCCGCAACGAGGTGATGAAGCTGCGCAACTTGCGCGATAACGACGCCGGGTACGGCGACTGGTCTGGCCATCACTAAACACACCCCCACACACCACAGCACCGGAGCGAATGAATCATGTCCACAGGTGAACTGACAACCTCGGAAGGCAAACTGGATGTAGCCGCCGCCACGGCCGCGCTGGACCGCTTTGAGGCCAAGCAGCAGGCCGCTGCCGCTGCGCCGCCGGAGAAAGCAAAGAACGGCAAGGCCGCTAAGAAGTCTGCCGCTACCGCCAAGGTGCCGCAGCGCCCCGTGGAAGCGGAGGCCATGATCGAGTCGCGCCCGGTCGTGGACGTGACGCCCACCGTGGACAATACGAAACTCCCGAGCGACCTGGAGCACATGGTTGCCGACCAGGAAGCCGATGCCGCCGCCCAACCGGACGGTGAGGACTGGGTGGAGCAGCTCTCCCCAGAACATCAGGAGCTGGCCACCATGCTGGGCTTGGACGCGGACCAACTGCGCGAGCTTAGCGGACCCGAGGAGCTGGAGCGTCATGCCAAGCTCTTCGATCAGGTGCTTTATCGCAGCGCCAAGGAAGGAGTTCCCGAACCGGAAGGGACCGATACCCAGCAGCCCCCGGCAGAGTCTGAATCGCCGCGCGGCAAGGACGGTCGCTTCCTCCCCACCAAGTCGGAGACGACAGGCTACGAGCCGTCGCTGTCCACCGACGAGTACGACGAGGGATTGATTCAGGAGTTCGCCAAGCTCTCCGACACGCTCTCCCGCCGCTTTGACGCGCGGGTGGCGGAGCTGGAGTCGCAACTGGCGGAGTCCCGGCAGCAGGCCGTCGAGAGTCAGCAGCAGCAGTTGCAGACGCTCGTGGACACCCTGGGTCACGACGACCTGTTCGGGAAGACCGATGGCACGCGCACCAAGTCGCAACTGGCCAATCGGGACAAACTGCTCACCGCCGCGCAGGTGCTGCGCAGCGGCGCGCGGAGTCTCGGCCAGGAGGTGGCCTGGACGCCGACGCTTTTGAAAAGGGCGCTGCAACTGGAATTTTCTGAACAACTCACCGCCCAGCGCCAGCAACAGTGGGCCAAAGGCATTCAGCAGCAGGGGAAGAAAAAACTTGGGCACAGCGGGAAGCGGGTCGGTCTGAACGATCAGGCCCCGTGGACCGGCGACCCGAGCCATGACCCGGTGCTGAAGCAGGCCTTTTACTCCATGTTGCAGGACAGCGGCGATAGATAATACGGAGTAAGGTGCCATGGCACTCTACCACGAACAGATCGACGACTTCATCGAATTGACCCTGAATCGGTACTCGAAGAACGAGTGGGTCGATATCTCGATGCCGCTTCAGCAGTACCACTTCGCCAGCCGCTGGTTCAAGAGCAAGCAGAAGCCCGAGCGCGGTGGCCCGCGACTGGAGTGGAAGCTGCGCACCGGGAACCAGGGGACCGCCAAACACTCCGGCCTGTACGCCGTGGACGACACCAACCGGGTGAACGTCATGACGAAGGCCACACAGGAGTGGTCCAAGCAGACGGTCAACTACATCTACGACATCGACGAGGAATCGTTCCAGAGCGGCCCCGAAACCATCATCCGCGAGATGCTGTTGCTGGAGCAGGGGCTCTACAACGACTTTTTCGAGCTGATGGAGACGGCGCTGTGGACGGCACCCGCGTCCAGCAGCGAAGATCCGCGACCTCCGGCTGGCATCCCCTTCTGGATTCAGAAGAACGCCACGCTGGGCTTCAACGGCGGCGACCCGAGTGGTTTCACCAGTGGTGCGGGCAGTATCGCTACCGCCACGTATCCCAAGTGGAAGAACTACACGGGCACGTACGTGCAGGTCAGCCGTGACGACCTGATCGAGAAGGTGGTCAACGCCTGCGACTACTGTTACTTCCAGGCACCGCAGTCGTACCCGGAGATTGGTGGCGGCATGGCGCAGTGGGGCTTCTACACGGTCCACAGCGTGCTGGCCACGATGCGGCGTCTGCTGCAAGCGGGGAACGACAACCTGGGCAACGATGTCGGCCGCTGGGCGGGCGAGGTCGTGATCCGGGGCAACGTCGTGACCTGGGTGCCAGCGCTGACCAATACGGACTCGGACGCTTACGACAGCCAGGCCCCGTTCTACGGGATCAACTGGAACAAGTTCGAGTACTTCTTCAAGGAAGGCCGCAACATGGTGAAGCACCCGCCGAAGGAAGCGGCGCGGCAGCACACCGTGCGGGAGCGGCACATGGACAACTGGGGCAACACCGTGTGCTACGACCGTCGTCAGGGCGGGTTTGTGTTCTACGTGGCGTAACCGCGCCACCGTTGCTAGCGAGTTTCTCAAGCCAATATTTCTTTTGAATTGGAAAGGGGTCCAACATGGATCTTTACAACAAGCATGAAAATCAGCAGGGAGTGGGGCTGACCTACGACTTATGGAAGAACTTTCCCTACAATGAGATTTTCGCTCTGAAGGATCAGAGCGTGGGGTTCGGGTGCATGTTGGACCCCGCCAATCCACCGTTCGTGCCGGTGGCGACCACCACGGTGGTCAATGTTGGCGGCGGGTGGACCGGCTACACGGATTCGGCCGAGTACATCCGGGGCACGCTCCATACGGAGTACGGAGATGGTCCGGCGATACGGTTCTTTGCCACGACCGACAATCAGGAGGCGTGGATCAAGGGTTGCGGTGGCGGCGACCCGTTCATGATTTCCGATACCGCAGCGGACGCCAGGGAGTTGGTGTTCGAGGTGTCGTTCCGTATGGCCAACGACACGACTGCCAAAAGCGGGTTCTTCCTGGGTTTGGCTCAGGGTCTGCTGGCCACCAATATGATTGCCGATGCCGGAACGCTGGCCGATACGGGCCTGATCGGCCTCTTCAAGCCGGAAGGCAATACGACAACGGTTGACCTTGTGTACCAGAAGGCCAGCGGCGGCGTGATTGAGCACGTCGGTGACTGGAAGACGATTGCAGAACTGACGTGGTATCACTTTGGCCTGCGGTACAACCCGCAGACCAAGGTGCTCACGCCGTGGTGGGGCACCGGCGACCGCAGCACGACGCGGATGGCACCGGATACCGCCAACGCCATCTTGTCCACCGACATCGACGACGCCACGTTCCCTGACGGAATCGGGATGGCTCCGCTGTTGGGTCTCAAGAACGCGCACGCCGACGACTACTACATCGACGTGCGGACCTGTGCTTGTGCGCAGCGGGCGTGGCCAGCGAGTTAGTTACCAGGGCCGGGTGTGTGGTGACTGGTCGGCGCGGTCTGCTCACCGCCGCGCCGACCGGCACCCCACCGGGAGACAACCGTATGACACGCACCCTCCAACGTATTCGACGCTCTCTCCTCCCCAGTGCCGTCCTTTGTGCGGTACTCCTCCTGTGTGGCCCGGTTCTGGGGCAGCTCGTCGTGCTGCCAACACAGGGCAATCTCCTGGGGGCCGCAACTGCCCCCGAGCCGGGCAAATGGATCGTGTTCGCCGAGGGCTTCATGCCCATCCAGCCGGTGTTGGTGGACGGCGGCAAATCGATCCTGTGGGAGGGCAAGGCTGGCACGTACGCCGTCATCTACCTGCCGCCCGGCGACGGCCAGCCTGTGGTGCAGCGGGTGACTCTGGGGGGAGACCCTGGCCCGGACCCTCCTCCGCCGGTTCCTCCGGTGCCGCCGGGGGAACGCTGGGCGGTGATCTGGAACGAGACGGCCCAGCGGACACCGCAGCAAGCCAGCCTGTACGTCGCCCTGCGGAAAGAGTTCCAGAGCGAGCGGCTGCTGATACTGGACGTGTCGCAACTCCCGCCCAAGTGGGAGGCATGGCGTGCGAAACTGGCACCTGCCCAAGCCCTGCCTGCCCTGATGGTAGTTGCCGGCAACCAGTTGGTCCGCGTCGTGCCGCTCCCCTCCTCCGTGGCCGCCGTTAGGGAGGCGATCAGCAAATGAGCCAGTTCATCGACGTTCCCGGCCGTGGCGATTGCCTGCCACGTGACGATGTGTTCGGCAGCGAGTTCGCCGTCTACGAGGAGGTGGAGGCCGTCTACCCTCGCAGCCAGTGGGATGAACTACTGGCGACACACGAGGGGCTGGAGACGCTGGTCAAGAAAATCAAGAACCAGGGCAACGAAGGAAGCTGCTTTCCGGCTGGCACCATGATCCGCATGGGCGACGGAACACAGAAGCCAATAGAAGCGGTCCGAACGCTCGACGAAGTCCTGACGGGTGATGGTCGCGTCAGGCGCGTCGTGGCAACGATGGTGCGCAAAAGCACCGAAATGATGCGACTACGACTGCGTGGACACAGTTTGCTGCATGCCACGCCAGAGCACCCTATTCTGACGAAACGTGGCTACGTGGCCATGTGTGACCTCGCTCATGGTGACCTGGTGGCCATGCCACGCTACCAGGCGGCTGGCAGCGTCGTGCTAGAGACGACTGGCTACATCCCGTACAACAACCACATTACCAACGCTCGTGGAACCGCACACTACGGCATTCCAGGCAAGCGGTCTGTCGCAGTCACGAGAACCCCGCTCCCCGACCTCATTGGCATGACGGCCGGGTGGGGTCGCATTGCGGGCTTATTTGTGGCCGAGGGATCAACCAGTCACGGAAAGCTCACCTATACGCTATGCCGAGACGAGGTTGACACCCTAGCAAAAGACCTCGTTGATGCATGGCGTGACGAAGCTGGCGTGGAAGCGCACATAGCTGTACGTGGAACCAACACCTGCTGGGTGAGCGTGTATGGCACACACTGGTCCAAGCTGTTTACAGGGTTATTTAACACCGGTGCACGCCTTAAACGGCTCCCTAGTGAGTTTACGCGAAGTCCTTGTGAGTGCCAGCAAGCTGTGCTGCAAGGGTGGCTCGACGGCGACCTATCGCGCGAGCATGGAACCGCCAGAGAGGGCGTGTCTATCTCAAAGGAACTCGCGCTGAATATGTTTGACATCGCCAATGCAGC